GAAAGATCCACGTAATATCTCTACGTATAATGATCTGGACAAACTCGAAATGTCGATGTTTGCTCTAGCTTTATCATCATTTTGTAAGCAATTCAAGTGGTACGGCCCAGGAATGACTCCTCGTGAGGTATCTGAGCGAATCGTAGAGATGCTGCTACATGCAGACATGGCAAACATCTCCGATTATGAACGCATGGATGGTACGATCACTGAGCTGTTACGAATGGTTGAGCGGGCGATTCTGATGAAGGCCTTTAAGAATCACCGGGGTATTTTGAATGAACTCCTTAAGTCAAATGTCGGAAATACAGGATATTTACCAAAAGGAACAAGATTCGAACAAGGATTTACCCATGGGTCGGGGTGCCCAGGAACCAGTGTGTTCCAAACACTCCGCGCGGTCTTCACCGCTTATCTCGCTTTCCGTCATACCCGAACAAAGCGCGGATCCTTCTACACACCAACAGAAGCGTTCGCCGCGATCGGCATTCACCTTGGTGACGACGGTGTCGATGCTGACTTACCAGTCGAGTCCCACTTGTGGGCCGCGACAAAAGTCGGGCTCCGACTCGAAGCAAATGTGGTACAACGAGGGGAGAGAGGGGTCAATTTCTTGGCACGCTACTATTCAGCGGAGGTCTGGGAAGGCAATCCTAATAGTATGTGCGATGTCAAAAGACAATTGGCCAAGTTCCATACTACGGTGCGCCTGCCTGTTGGCATCACGGCTGAACAAAAGCTGGTCGAGAAGGCGATGTCCTTCTTGGCAACCGACTCTCATACCCCAGTTCTCGGCGTCTTCTGCCGCCGTGTGCTACTGCTGTCGGACTATCGACCCAAACGTCTTCTTGGAATCGGTAATTGGTGGTCCCGTTTCGACGAAACTTCCCAGTACCCCAATCGAAATGATGACGGATGGATGGATGTGGAGTTTCAAGCACTCTTTGAGGAGTTTGATCGAGGCCAGTTCGACCAGTGGTTGGCTACCGCCAACACGGTCGAGAAACTGCTTCAACCTCCACTTTGTGCAGAACCCAAAGCCGCAACACCAACAGTCGTTGATGTCGTGGTTGACGAGGATATCGTCCTGGCTAGAACTGCACCAACCCCACCACCTGCGCCATCGGCAGGAGATAAGCCTTCAGATGGAACGGTTCGTCCAAAACCGGACCGAAGACCAAAACGTGGACCGAAAGTTAAATCCCCACGAAAAGTCTTGACAGATAATGTCAAGCCACGCAAACAGCGTGTAAGATCGAAGAACAACAAATCCGTTAAGGAATAACTTTTCTTCATCAAATTCCATTACTAAGATATTGTTT